GTCCCAAGTAAAGGCAGCGGCTACCCAAGGTACTGGCGCAGGCCAGTGGTCAGCCCGCAAAGCACAGCTTGTGGCTAAGAAGTACAAAGCTTCTGGTGGAGGGTACAAGGATTGAAAGCACCACAGCAATCCCTAAAAGATTGGGGCGACCAGAAGTGGCGTACCAAGTCGGGAAAGCCATCGTCAAAAACAGGTGAGCGTTACTTACCTGAAGCTGCTATAAAATCTTTGTCACCCGTTGAGTACGCAGCAACCACCAAAGCTAAACGTGCAGGCAAGGCAGCGGGTAAGCAGTTTGTGGCACAGCCCAAAACCATAGCAAAGAAAACAGCGGGGTTTAGATAATGGCCGTATCAGGAGTAGCAAACTTCAACCTTGACCTCACGGAGATCGTGGAGGAAGCGTTTGAGCGTGCCGGTTCCGAAATGCGTTCGGGGTATGACCTGCGTACAGCCCGCCGGTCATTGAACTTGTTGTTTGCCGACTGGGCCAACCGGGGTATCAACATGTGGACGTTTGAGCAGGGGACGATCAACCTTGTTCCCGGCACAGCCACATACAACTTGCCAGAAGACACAGTAGACCTTTTGGAACATGTGATCCGTACGGGCGCGGGGAGTGCTTCCACCCAAGCAGACCTGACCATCACGCGTATCAGCGTTTCTACCTACGCCACGATCCCTAATAAGCTGCAACAAGCCCGCCCCATCCAAGTATGGATTGAGCGTCTGGAGACACCGCGATTCACAGTCTGGCCTGTGCCAGACAATTCCCAGACGTACCAATTCATCTACTGGCGCATGCGCCGTATTGACAACGCCGGTACTGGTGTGAACACGATGGATGTTCCTTTCCGGTTCTTGCCGTGCATGGTGGCGGGGCTGGCCTACTACTTAGCGCTCAAAGTCCCCAATGGCGCTCAACGACTGGACGTACTGAAAGCGCAGTACGACGAGGCTTGGCAACTAGCTTCAGACGAAGACCGTGAGAAGGCATCGGTGCGGTTTGTGCCGCGTCAAGCCTACATAGGGGGCGGAGCTTGAAATGGGCAATAGGTTTGCATCAGGCAAGAACAGTATTGCCCTGTGCGATAGGTGTGGTGCGCAGTTCAAATTAACTGAATTACGCAAGGAAATTATCAAGACAAAGACGTACAATTTGCTTGTATGCCGGTCTTGTTGGGATCCAGACCAACCGCAGTTGCAGCTTGGTATGTACCCGGTGGACGACCCGCAAGCTGTGCGGGAGCCGCGCAGAGATACTACGTACGTGACGGCAGGGGTTAACAGTTCGGGTAACCTTACGGGAGGCTCAAGGGATATCCAGTGGGGTTGGAATCCAGTAGGCGGAGGCCGGTTTTTTGATACAGTTTTAACGCCTAACTACTTGGTCGGAACCACAAGTGTTGGTACAGTAACGGTTTCATAGGAGTCAATGATGGACACGAAAAAAGTAAAGCAAATTGCGGATACTGAGGCCAAGAAAATGGTCAAAGGTCACGAAAGCCGCATGCATGCCAAAGGCATGAAAAAAGGTGGCCCTACCAGTGAAGACCGCATGCGCGTAGGACGTAATCTGTCTCGCGCAGCTAACCAGAAAACGGGGTAAATCATGGCCTACAGTATGAAACGAGACGGTAAGGAAGTTGGCCCAGCCAGCGTTTACGCACCTCCACACACGATGGACGGTAAGGCCATGAAGATTTCCAGCAATCCCGGAAAAGACCCAAACCGTAGCAAGCTAGACACGCTTGATATCAGTGTTGGGTCTTTTAGTAAATCTGCTGGTAATGAGCCAACCAAGACTGATGGCATTAAAACCCGTGGTAATGGTTGTGCTACTAAAGGCGTGATGGCAAGAGGCCCGATGGCATGAACTACTCTGAGCTTTCGGCGGCGATACAAACGTACACGGAAAATAACTTTCCGGCGATTACCCTTGCGGACTCGTCTACTGTATCGTCTACGACTCAGATTAACCGCTTTATCCAACAGGCGGAGCAACGCATCTATAACACGGTGCAGTTCCCCTCGTTGCGTAAGAACGTGACTGGAACAATAACTTCTAGTAATAAGTACCTGTCTTGCCCAGAAGATTTTTTAGCCCCGTATTCGTTGGCGGTATACCCGTATGGTGGTGGAGACTACATATTCTTGCTGAACAAAGATGTGAACTTCATCCGCGAAGCTTACCCCGGCCCGACAAGTACAGGAACGCCAAAGTACTACGCATTGTTTGGGCCTACTGTTTCTAGTGGAACTATATCCAATGAGTTGAGTTTTATCCTCGGCCCCACACCGGATGCCACCTATTCCGCAGAGCTTCATTACTACTATTATCCTGAGTCAATTACCACTGCCGTTACCACATGGCTGGGTGATAACTTTGATACTGTGTTGTTGTATGGCTCGTTGGTAGAGGCTTACACCTTTATGAAGGGTGAAGCAGATTTAATAGCTTTGTATGACGGCAAGTACAAAGAAGCGCTAATCCTTGCCAAGCGTCTGGGTGATGGTATGGAGCGTCAAGACGCATACCGCAGCGGTCAATATAGGCAGGCGGTCACATGAGCATAGTCCAGACTCAGACCACTAGCTTCAAGAAGGAGTTGTATCAGGCTGTCCACAATCTATCCACAGATACGATTTACATAGCCCTGTACACCGCCAGCGCAGATTTAAACGAAGACACAACCGTTTACAGCGCAACCAATGAAGTGTCCGGTACAGGCTACACGGCTGGAGGTCAGGCCTTGACTGGGGTAGCTATTAGCTCATCTGGCTATGTGGCCTATGTAAACTGGAGCAACGTGTCTTGGACAGCGGCTTTGACTGCCCGATGTGCTTTGATTTACAACGTCACGCAGGGTAACAAGTCGATTGCAGTGTTGGACTTTGGGTCTGACAAAACATCGACCACCACGTTTACAATCACTATGCCAGCAAACACTTCAACTACTGCGCTTATCAGGAGTTCAAATTGATCGTTACTACCACCAAAGGCGACATGGATGATTCCTTACTGGAACACCGCGCCGGGGAAATTGAGAATGACAATGAGCTAACCACATGGGTTGAGTACTGGCTGGATGAAGAGTTGGTTCACCGATCAGTGCATGTTACGTTGAAAAAAGTGCCTACCTTTGCCGGTGGCGATACCGCATCTTTTTAAGGAAATATTATGGCTAATACTCAATCAATGGCTACTTCGTTCCTTAGTGAACTGATGCTAGGCCAACACCAACTTGGCGCTTCTACTATTGTTTCTCGCGGAAGCTTAACCGCTCCTACTACGGACACCTTGAAAGCGGCATTGTTCCTCGCTTCGGCTACGATTAACGCTGCTACTACGGCGTATTCAACTACAGGTGAAGTTACTGGCACAGGCTACACGGCTGGCGGTGTAACGGTCACCAATGCTACTGCGCCAACATCTACAAATTCCTCCGCAACAGCGGGCGTAGGTTATTGGACTCCCTCTGCATCTTTTGTATACACATCCGTTACATTGGCTACGGCGTTTGACTGTGTTTTGGTATACAACTCAACGCAGAGTAATAAGGCAATCAGTGTTCACACGTTTGGTTCGCAGACAATCACTGCTGGAACATTTACGTTGACCATGCCGTCCAACACCACTACGACTGCTTTGTTGCGTTTGGCAACAACCTAATAGCGGGGCGGCGTAAAGCCGTAAGCCATGTTTGGTATAACCCCTTTTGCTGGAGCGCCTTTTGGCGCTACTGGCGATACCGCCATAGTTCCAACTTCTGGTACTTGGGGATACGGCACTTGGGGTTCTGACCCTTGGGGTGGGCCTGCTGACATTACTGTTTCCCTAACAGGGGTAGAGGCATCTGGTGTAGTTGGTACGCCAACACCAAGCAATACAGGTACGGTTACTGGAGATGAAGCCACTGGTAGCGCAGGAACCACTGGGGTAAATTTTTTCTTTGCTTTAACTGGGGTTTTTTCGGCTGGGGCGGTAGGGACTCTTACTAGTAGCCGGACAGTTGCACTCACAAGCACCACTGCAAGCGGTTTACTTGGCGCATTTACTTTAAGTCATACTAATGCCGTAACTGGAGTTTCTGCGGATGGTGCGGTTGGCACTGTTTCCGATAAAGGGATCAGTATTGGTATCACGGGGATTGCTGCTGCCGGGGCTGTAGGAACCCTTGTACCTAGTAACACAGACGCAGATACAGGCGATACTGCAACAGGTTTTGTAGGCACACTAAGTTCTAGCCGTACTGTAGCTGTAACAGGTGTTTCTGCGGACGGTGCAGTTGGTACGGTTTCTGACAAAGGAATTGGTATTGGCATAACTGGCAATACCGCAACTGGAGAAACTGGGACTGTAACTCAGAGCATACAGGTTGCACTGTCAGGAGTCGAGGCGGCAGGAGAGGTTGGGTATTTGTCTGTACCACTTAGCCCGCTGACTGCGGAGGGCAGTGTAGGCTCCGTTGAATTTGAATTTAGTTTTGGCTTAACCAGCGCAGAGATAACAGCTTCCGTTGGCAGCGTGAGCTTAGGGGACAGAACATTGGCCCTAACCGGCGTTTCTGCGGCTGGCTCTGTTGGGACATTAATTCCTGTGTATTGGAATCTGATTGATAACAGCGAAACCGCAAACTGGATTGATATTAATAGCACACAGACACCCGGCTGGTCTACAATTGAAGATAGTCAGACCGCAGGATGGGTGCTTATTGACAACACACCGTAGAGGTATAAATGGCTCTTGTATTAGCAGATCGAGTTCAGGAAACCACCACTACAACTGGTACAGGCACTGTTACGCTTGCCGGAGCCGTAACGGGTTATCAGACCTTTGCTGCTGTTGGGGATGGCAACTCCACCTACTACACCATTGCGGGAGGTACAGAGTGGGAAGTCGGCATTGGAACGTACACATCGTCAGGCACAACCTTGTCCAGAACCACGGTGATCTCATCCAGCAACTCAGGCTCTTTAGTCAATTTTTCCGCAGGCACAAAGAATGTATTTGTAACCTACCCAGCAGCAAGGTCAATACCTACAAATAGGGCAATTGTTATGTCCTTTGTTTTTGGATATTAATTATGGCAAACCCAAATATCGTTAACGTATCTTCTATCTACGGAAGTACAAACTATTTAATCCCAAGCACTACAGCGGCTACGACTTGGACTGCACTTACTCCTGCTGCTGGCACGGTCAATAAAGTCAACAACATTGTTGCATCAAATGTCACCGCTAGTAACGCCACTGTGACCGTTGCAATTAACAGCGCAGCGGCTGGCGCTGGTACAAATTACCGCCTAATCTATCAAGTTCCTGTGCCGGTAAACGCTTCCATTGTTATCGTAGACAAAAGCACGGCGTTTTATTTGGGTGAAGCGCAGTCTATTGTGGTGACTGTGGGAACGGCAAGCGCAATTGAATTAACGTCATCGTTTGAAGCAATTACCTAATGTCCACGCAATACAAGGGGTCTGTTCTTTCATCGACAGAACAGCCTACATCAACTTCTAGCGCCAAAGGCATTTGGACTACCAGTGATGTGATGCAAGCGCAGAAAGCATCTACTTGGCCTAATATAGGTTTTCCAATTGAGTACTTAGTGCTTGCTGGCGGTGGTGCTGGCGCTCCCGGAAACTCTGGAAACATTGGTAATGGCGGTGGTGGCGCAGGCGGTTTATTAAATTCCACTGAAACGTTAATACCATCTACCCCCTACACTTTTACAGTCGGTGCAGGAGCAACAGGGCCAGTGGCTGGGTTGGGTAATGTTGGTTCTAATGGCTCAAATTCCGTAATTTCTGGCTCTGGAATTACTACGATAACTGCATTGGGTGGAGGTAGTTCAAAAGCCTATCAAGCAGCAGCATCTTCTTCCAATTCTGGTGGTTGCGGTGGTGGGGGTACATACAACACTATCGCTGCTGGCGCTGGAACTGCTGGCCCCCCAAGACAAGGATATGATGGCGGCGCAGGTGCGGCTGGTGGAAATTTTAATGGCGGCGGCGGTGGCGGCGCAGGGGCTGTTGGTGTTGCTGGTGCATCGGGGGGGGTTGGGGGTGGAGGTTCTTCTAAAACCATAATGGGTTCGGCAATAACTTATGGCGGTGGTGGAGGTGGCGGCGGTGTATCAGGAACTGCGCCTCTTGGCGGCGCTGGAGGTGGTGGTAGAGGTGGTATTAATGCCGGTGGCGTAGCGGGGACAGCAAACCTTGGCGGTGGTGGTGGCGGTACTGGCGGTCTTTCAGCGGCAGGCGCAAATGGCGGTTCTGGAATAGTTATTGTTGCCTACCTAAGTTCTTACCCTAGCGCATCTGCTGCAAGTGCTGGCTTAACTATTAATGGCAGCGCAGGAAACATTACCCCCGATACCGCATCTCGGGCTGGGTACAAAATATATAAGATTACTGCTGGTACTGGCACGATCACTTGGTAAATAACAATGGCTACTAGATACAAAGGTTCTATCCTGTCATCCACGGCGCAAACGCCGACAACTTCTAGCGCCAAAGGTATTTGGAAAACTGCTACTGTTTTACAAGCAAGAAAAGCCGGAACATGGCCTACGTTATACACGCCAATAGATATAACGTATTTAGTTGTAGCTGGGGGTGGTGCAGGAGGTTCTTATTACTATGGCGGCGGCGGCGGGGCAGGTGGGCTTACAACCAACAATGGTGGTACAGCGTATTCAATCCCCCCTTCATCAGGAGCATACGCAGTAGTTGTTGGGGCTGGCGGGACAGGTAGTTCTACTACACCAACTAGCGGCAACACATCTTCGCTTATTGGCACAGGGTTATCCATATCTACAACAGGCGGTGGTCGCGGCGGCGCATCTATTTCTGGTAATCCCGGCCCTTTAACAGGTGGTTCTGGCGGTGCTAGTGGGTCACAAAGTGGAGTTAATGGCGCGGCGGGGGTTAGCGGACAAGGCTTTGCTGGCGGGAACGGGGCATCTTCTGCCGGATATGGTGGTGGTGGAGGCGGTTCTGGAGCGGCAGGAACGTCTGGGGTAGGGACAACAAACCCCGCTGGTACGGGCGGTATTGGAACTAACTTAGCCACCTTAATAAGCACTACACTTGCAACAAGTTCTAGCGTGGGTTATGTTACTGGCGCACAAGTTCAATTTGCTGGCGGCGGTGGCGGTGCTAGAGATGGTAACTTAGGAAGTGGTGGTAATGTTGCACCTGGTTCTGCGGGTGGTGGTAGCGGAGCAACTTATACGTCAGGCGTAAACGCTACTGCGGGCCAAGCATATACGGGGTCAGGCGGGGGTGCTGGTTGCCATCTTGGAATTAATGTAGCTAACGCAACTAGCGGTAATGGCGGTAAAGGCATAGTCATTATTAAATATCCAGCATCAGCGGCATTGGCTACTGGGGGCGACATAATAGATGTTAGCGGTGGGTATGTTACCCACATATTTAAAAACAGTGGATCGTTTACACCGATATAGATATGGCACACTTTGCAGAAATTGACGAAAACAATGTTGTCCTTCGGGTAATTGCGGGTGTGGACGAGCCGCTTGATGGAGAGGCTATCTACGCAGAAACAACGGGGACAGTCTGGAAGAAGACCAGCTACAACACTATGGGTGGGCAGCACCTGCTAGGCGGTACGCCGTTTCGCAAGAATTACGCTGGGATTGGGTACAGCTACGATCCAGACAGGGATGCGTTTATCCCGCCACAGCCATACCTAAGCTGGACACTTGACGAACAGACATGCCAATGGCATCCTCCGATACAATGCCCTAGTGATGACAAAAGTTACCAGTGGGATGAGCAAACTATTTCTTGGAAAGAAGTCCTATGACAGTCAATTACACAACCAACCTAGCCCTTGGGCAGCCCGTAACAGGCACGGAGTCTGGTACTTGGGGTGATGATGTAAACAACAGCATTACAGCCTACCTTGACATTGCCATTGCGGGCGGTCTGTCGATTGCCATTACTACGGCTGACGTTACCTTAGCCAATACACAGGGTACAAGTTCAGCAACCAACATCGGCTCAACCACTGCGCAGTATGCCATCCTCAATATTACAGGTGCTAAAACAGCAGCCCGTAACCTGATTGTGCCTAGCAGCAGCCGACACTACATAATCAACAATGCAGCAGCTACTGGGGGATTTTTACTAACAGTTAAAGGTTCAGCCACCACGGGGATCACCTTGGTTGATGGTGAGAAAGCAATTGTTGCTTGGAACGGCTCGGACTACGTAAAAGTTGTTTCAACTGCTTTAACTAATTCAACTGGAACTCTTGCAGTTGCAAATGGCGGTACTGGAGTAACAACATCCACAGGATCAGGCAACGTTGTTCTTTCTACAAGCCCAACGCTTGTAACGCCTGTACTTGGTACACCAACATCAGGAAATTTAAGTGGCTGCACCGCAGATGGCACAAACGGAGTGGGCTACATAAATGTCCCACAAAATGCGCAAACCGGCAGCTACACGCTGGTGGCGGGAGATGCAGGCAAACACATTTACCATGCTGCGGCGGCGGCGGTAGCTACTTACACAATACCGGCTAATGCTTCCGTCCCTTATGCACTTGGCACTGCTGTGACGTTCATCAACATGTCTACAAACGCAGTTACTATTGCCATCACAACAGACACGCTTTATCTGGGCGGTACAGGTACAACCGGCAGTAGAACCTTGGCACTGTATGGTGTCGCAACTTGTGTCAAGATGACCAGCACGACTTGGGTTATCACAGGTTCTGGGCTGACATAACATGGGCGCACCGCAACAATTACTCGTAGGCGCTGGTGGCGGCAGGCTTACCGCTACGGTAACTATTAGCGCCAGCACCCAGAACTACACAGCAAACACGGCAAAGGTTTCTGGGTATGTGTCTGGCAATACAGACGTTACGTTTGTAATTAACTCTGGCGTTGTAGTTGGCTCCGCGTCTACAGGCTCTTATGCATTTACGGTCAACACATCTTGGGCTGCAGGGGATACCGTAAAGGTAACCAATGCAGGCACTGTTATTGGCGCTGGTGGTAATGGGGGCAAAGGTGGCGAAAATATTGGTACTGCTCCAGCAGGAAGTTCTGGTGGCCCAGCAGTCTCTGTTGCAAGGACTGTTACGTGGACTAACACTGGCACTTGCGGTGGCGGCGGCGGTGGTGGGGGTGGCGGTTGTTTTGTTTCTACTGGTGGCGGCAGTCCTACTCTTGGGGGAGGTGGTGGCGGTGGTGGCGGTAGAGGAAATACCGGAGGAAGTGGTGGCGCTGGCGGCGCACCCAATAAATCTGGTAGTGGTAGTCCGGGTACTGCTGGAACAACTGCTACTGCTGGAACTGGAGGCGCTGGAGAACCCATTGCCGGAAATGGCGGTATTGGCGGCAACGGCGGAGCCTTGGGTTCTGTTGGAAGCGCTGGAGAATCTAAGGGGTTTGACGGCGGAGCAGGCGGGGCTAGCGGTGCTTGTTTAGTTGGTAAATCTTTTGTTAACGCTGGCGCTGGTATTACTGGCGGCACAACTGGTGGAGGTCAAACTTAATGGACTATCGTATTATTGCTGCCGATGCAACTATCGGACAAATTCAAGTAACGTACAGTAACACTGGTGAAGATATTGCCACATACGCAATCGACGTACCTGTAGTTGACGGCGCATTTTTAACTGGCGATGCGCTTGCGGAGGAAATTCAACGCCGCGCTCCTATATGGCTTTTAGAGCGTAAAGCGGAAGTTGCTATAGCTACAGGGTTTGACCAAATAAATGCATTAGTGCAAGCTCCGACAGCCGTTCCAACAAGCACAAGTCAAGGGTTTGTCCTTGGGCAGATCACCATATGATAGCAACCAAATACACTGTTTTTGGGTGGAATATCCATCAACAGATTCTTGCCAACGGGGAAGAATTTAAAAGTATTTGGCGCGATGACACGCCTGTTGAGCTATCTTCCAACTGGTTTTTTTGGGTCAAGGGAGCTAGGACAGTAGTCAGTTACCCAGAGGGCTTTGATGATCCGTTCTTTATTGAACAACGCGGTCAATTCTGCAACAAGACTGTATTTACTGGTCACACATATAAGCGAGGCACTTATGTGTACAAGGCTGTTGGCGAAACAGAGCTGTGGTGTTTTGACTACCTGCTAAACAACAACAGCGCCCCGGATATGCAGTTGCTTTTTATTCCGGCTGGTCAAAACTACGAGGCTACCGCCGGTCAGTTATTGTTTGTTGTATCTGGTGATACATCTGTAGGCGGCGCTCCACTGCCGGTGGGAGTCATATCGCAAAGCAAGACCATCAATGCAAACACAGATACCGCGCTAATATTGTTTTCTAGGAAAAACGATGCTGTATAAGCTGTTTGACTTTGTTATGCAAAAACTGGGGCGTAAGTACGCCTTCGTAGATGTATTTGGTAATGTAGTGATGTACCGGTACTACGTGTTCTTCATGGAGAACAAGACGGCAAAAACATGGAAAGATAAATACTTGCCTAATATGTTTGTGCATAACTTTGTTGGCGAAGATAGCGGGCAGTGGATCGACAACGAAAACTTTCACACGCACCCTTGGAACAGCCTGAGCATAGTCATCAAGGGTGGTTACACGGAAGAAGAAGACTACAACGGTGTAAGTAAGCAAATCACAGCACCAGCTATTGTTCCGCGAAGCTGGAAAACAAGCCACAGGTTTGTGCAGATGACCCCAGATACTTGGACGCTGTGGTTCCACGGCATCCGCAAAAAACAGGGAAAGTGGGCGTTTGATATACGCACCCATGAAGTCGTATGCCCAGCATGCGTTAAATACAACAACGGCGTGTGCATGAACCAGACAGGGCTACAAGAATTTATTGACCCAAAACCTACTTCTTCGGATACTCAAAAGTGGCGGCAACCTGTGTGGATGAAATGCGATAGCGACCTTAACAATATTATTGCCGCAAGGAAGCAAGTTCTTACTAAAGCCAAGATAAAAACCCCAGATACTTTTAATGAAAGGTACGAACTTACCAAAGAAGTTTTGGCTAAACAACGTGCCAGTCAAAAAGCCGAAATAGATTAAGCAGGAAATGACCTATGTATGCGCCTGCTTGTACTTATATTGGGGCTTGTAGTTCCACAGGCTCCAGTCAAATATGTATGTGTGAAGTGGTATTGGACGGGCGACGTATTTGAACGTAAGGTTTTGTGGCTGCCATTGCGATGATTGTGCCGATAGGCGGATTGGCTTGGGAATTCTTGATTAAAAGGGGCTAGTATGAGTGAGGAAAAAATGCAAAACATGGAGGCTAAAAGTCAACTGATTGAGAAGATCACGTTTGCTTTGCTTCCACTGCTATTCTCCTGCGTTGTTTACTTGATGTCTGCCTTGTCAAACTTGGCCCATGAAGTTACCATATTAAATAGCAAAATCAGCTTAGTTGTTACCAGCGACAACAAGCAAGCAAGCAACACTGGAGCAGAACTTGCACGGGAAAAGTTACGCCAAGATTTAGAAAAAGAAATCCAGCGCAACCGTGACCAGATTGCAGAGAACAGGATGCACATTGCCATCTTGGAAGAAAAAGTTCCAGTGAGCAAACCCATCAAAACCCTGACAGGAAAGGACTAAATTATGTTTGATTTACTTGGCGGCGGTATCCTTGGCTCTTTGCTTGGCGGCGTGTTCCGTCTGGCTCCTGAAGTTCTCAAATGGATGGATAAGAAGAACGAGCGTGGGCATGAGTTA